AACTATTGGAATGATGATGGGATTAGTTTGACTGGAAATCCCAATCCATCACCAGATACTTTTTCTTTAAATTCTTATAATATTACTATGCCTGACACAAATGCTAATGGTTTTTGGAAATATAATGAAGACAAAATCCTGAAACAACTTGAAGAATATATTGCTGGTACTTATAGTCAGCATTATGTTGATAGAACTGGTGGTGGAACAGAACAAACACTAGACAAAATCAAACACAATCGTCGTGAGGGTTTCTGTGCTGGAAACATTACCAAGTACACTGACCGTTATGATACCAAAGGAACTCCACGAGCAGACTTGTTTAAAGTTTTGCACTATACTATTCTTTTGATTAATCATCTCAATCTCGTTGAAAATAAGTGAAACTAAAATCTCAAACTATGAAACTTTCTGAGTCTACTATTACTATTCTAAAAAACTTTGCTTCAATTAATCAGTCCATTCTGGTTAAGGCAGGTTCTAAACTTCGCACAATTTCGGTAATGAAAAATATTCTTGCCGAAGCAGAAATCAAAGAAGAATTCGCAAAAGATTTTGCGATTTATGACCTCAACCAATTTCTAAATGGATTGGGATTGCATCAAGACCCAGACCTTGATTTTGAAAATGATTCGCACGTTATTATTCGTGAAGGAAAACGTCGTGTAAAATATTTCTTTGCTGACCCAGAAGTGATTGTGTCACCACCAGAAAAAGAAATTTCACTTCCTTCTAGTGATGTTTGCTTTCAATTGGAACATTCGCAACTTGATAAACTTATTAAAGCAGCAGCAGTTTATCAACTTCCAGACCTTTCTGCTGTTGGTGAAGCAGGTGTGATTCGTTTGGTTGTTCGTGATAAAAAGAATGATACTTCTAACGAATACTCTATTGTTGTTGGTGAGACTGATAAAGACTTTACTTTCAACTTTAAGGTGGAGAACATCAAGATTATTCCTGGTTCTTATGACGTGGTTGTGTCAGAAAAACTTCTGTCTAAATTCACAAATGAACGTTATAATTTGACCTATTATATTGCTTTGGAACCAGACTCCAGTTTCTCTTGATTTTTAATTTTATATTATGAATATTTTTGTGACTGATGAGTGTCCTGTACTTTCTGCTGTGTCACTCCCAGACAAGCATATTGTAAAAATGCCTCTGGAAACTTGTCAAATGCTTTCTGTTATCTACTCTAAATGGTATTATAATTGGGGTACTATTCCTAAAAAAGATGGAACCCCTTATAGTACTGAAAAAGGAGCATTCAGAAATCATCCTTGTACTGTTTGGGCAGCAGAAAATTATGAAAACCTTGCCTGGTTAATTCGGCACGGTTATGCTCTGTGTAATGAATATCGGCATCGTTATGGTAAAGTTCATGCTTGCTTTGATGGTCTTCAAGCAGCAGAAGTTATCTTTCTAGATAATTCGCAAGAAAGTCTTGAAATTTATAAGAATGTAAAATCTTTTACTCGTGCTATGCCTGATGAGTTCAAACTTGATGAAAGTATTGATACACCAACAGCATATCAAAAGTATGTTGCTTCTAAACCTTGGGTAAAGGACAATTACCTAAAAATTCCTGATAGAATGCCAAATTGGATTTATAATTATGCGTGAAGATTTCTTGTGGGTGGAACGATATCGCCCAAAAACTATTGAAGATTGTATTTTGCCTGATAATATTAAAAAAACATTTAGTGATTTTCTAAATAAGGGTGAAATTCCAAACTTGCTTCTTTGTGGTCCTCCAGGAGTTGGAAAAACCACAGTAGCAAAAGCACTATGTAATGAATTAGGAGCAGATTATTATGTCATCAACGGGTCTGACGAAGGACGATTTCTGGATACGGTACGGAACCAAGCAAAGAACTTTGCTTCGACCGTCTCACTTCAAGGAACTGGTAAACATAAAGTCATCATCATTGACGAAGCAGATAACACAGGAAACGACGTACAACTTCTTTTACGGGCTAATATTGAGACGTTTTATAACAACTGTCGGTTTATTTTCACCTGTAACTACAAAAACAAAATCATTGAACCCCTCCACTCCCGTTGTGCAGTCGTTGAGTTCAACATCAAAGGAAAAGAAAAAGCCCAGTTGGCAGGATCCTTCTTCAAGCGTCTTCAAAACATCTTGGATCAAGAAAGCATCAAATATGATCCGAAAGTCCTTGCGGAACTGATAAATTCTCATTTTCCTGATTGGAGAAGAGTTCTTAACGAATGCCAAAGGTACTCTGTTGGAGGTGAAATAGATAGTGGAGTTCTTGCATCTTTTTCTGATGTTGCTGTAAATGACCTTATCAATCATCTCAAAAACAAAAACTTTCCTGAAGTCCGAAAGTGGGTGGTTTCCAACTTGGACAACGATCCTGGTGTCGTTCTTCGCAGGGTTTATGACGCCTGCTATGATTGTCTTTCACCCCAAACTATTCCTGCTGCCATTCTTATTATTGCTAAGTATCAATACCAAATTGCGTTCGTGGCTGACCAAGAAATTAATCTTCTAGCAGCATTGACAGAAATTATGTGTGAGTGTTCGTTCAAATGAGACCTGAAACTAGAGAAGCAATGGAAATGCTTTTTGCTGCTAAATGGAATCTTCCAAAGGCAGCACAGTACTGCAATCTTACTAACAAAGAATGTAAGATTGTGTTTAATGAATATTGTAATTTTCATCCTCCAATTTATAAGAATGAAGATTGAATTGAAAGATTGGTTGAATTCTATCAATCAAACTAAAAAGAATATTATGGATGAAGACCCATCCTCTACAAAGGAGTATGCTCCTTATATTATTAATAGATGTTTATCGGGTCATATTGACTGTTTGATGTATGCAAATGAGATGAATAAGTTCTCCTCATTGGATAAGAAACTTCAATATGATTTTTTTATAAATATAATCAGGAAAAAGAAGAGATTCTCTCCTTGGTTAAAGCAAGAAAAAATCAAAGACCTTGAAGTAGTTAAATCTTACTATGGTTATAGTAATGAGAAAGCAAAGCAAGCTTTGAATATTCTAACAAAAGAACAACTCGATTTTATAAAATCAAAACTTGAAACTGGAGGAACAAAATGAGTGTTGTAAATGAACCTATTGTGATTTGGACGCAAGACCAAATGGTCGAAGTGATTTTGAATGAACCTGATGATTTCTTAAAGGTTCGTGAAACACTCACTCGTATTGGTGTCGCATCACGTAAAGAGAAAAAGATTTACCAATCTTGCCATATTCTTCATAAGCAAGGTAAGTATTATCTCGTACACTTTAAAGAATTGTTTGCCTTGGATGGTAAACACGCAAATCTTACGGTAAATGACGTACAACGTCGTAATCGTATTATTCAACTTCTTGCTGATTGGGGATTGATTACAATCGTCAAACCAGAAAAGATTACTGATATTGCTCCACTCAATCAAATCAAAGTTCTTGCTTATAAGGACAAAGGAGATTGGATTTTGGAGACCAAGTACAATATTGGTGCGAAAAAGAAACGCACAGAAGAGGAAACCGAATAAAAAGTGGGGAGAACATCACTCCCCTTTTTTTATGTTTTGAATATATAATAATGATGTTGCCTTCGGGGACATTATTCACTTACAGACGCTTTAAGGAGGTCTATTATGTTCGGAACAAGTTCGATTACTTATTCAGTACCAGAAACTGCAAAGTATCTATTAGAAATTCAAAAAAATAGTATTGGAATGGATGAGTGGTTTAAGAGGTTTGATACTGCGTTTGAGACGCATACCAATTATCCACCATACAATCTAGTTAAAGAAAGCAGTGTTGATTTTAGATTAGAAATCGCACTTGCTGGTTATAAACGAGAAGATATTGAAGTCACTACGGAATGGAATAAACTCTTTGTGGAAGCAAAGAAAACTGGTGATAGTAGTGATGAATATCTACATCAAGGACTAGCAAAGAGAGCATTTACTCGTACCTGGACTTTATCTGATGATGTTGTGGTTGGTGATGTTTCTTATGTTGATGGATTGCTTACCATTAAACTAAATAGAGTTATTCCAGAACATCAGAAGAAGAAAGTATATGAAATCGTTTCAGGAGTTCATGCAGACTATTCAGGAGGTGAAGGGTGATTTTGGAACTCAACCATATCACCCAAAAGAAAAATGTTATGGGAATACAGTCTTTTATAAAAGAATAAAGAAAAGAGTGTGTTCTAAAGGAACTGATACTGGTTCTGGTGGAGCAAGTGGTGATAGTGGTGGTTTATAAATAAAATTGAATATCGTCGTCGCAGGGGAGCAACTGGCAAAATCCAGTTGACACTCCCCCATTTTTTTGATAAAATTACAACAGGTATGTGAATAAAATGACTGTAAAACTCGCATTATTAAAATCTGGTGAAGATGTAATCGCAGATATTAGAGAAGCAATTTCAGAAGAAACAAATAGAATTGTTTCTTATATTTTTTCTGACCCTTATGTTGTTAAACTGACTCAACCACAAGTATTGATGGAAGATTCAGAGCAACCAGAAACAAGAGCATATAATATTTCAGTATATCCTTGGGTTCCTTTATCCGATGATACTGATATTGCGATTAATCCAGATTGGGTAGTTACAATTGTAGAACCAGCAGCAAAATTAAAACAATCTTATGAGGAGAGAATGAATGGAAGAGGAAGAAGTGCAGACAACAATTCAGGTTCTAGTCTTAATGAATCAGTTGAATTTAATAACTGAAATTGAAGAAGTATTGGTTGATTTTGGAGAACCAAATTGTAAACTAATAAAACCATATTTGATTTCTAATGATGGAAGTCTTTCACCTTGGTTGAAGGAAATTACAAATGATGAAGAGATTATGATGAGTTCAGACAAGATTTTAACTCTTGTTGAACCAAATGGAAAATTACTTGATGAATATACTAAACTTGTAAAATGAGATTTTATACCAACGTCTATGAAAAATTTAATAAAATGTTGGTTCGTGGATATGAAGACGGTAGGTATTTTCAGTCGGAGGAAGAGTTTCAACCAACTCTTTATGTGACTTCTAAAAAACAAAGTAAGTATAAAACTCTTGATGGGTTGAGTGTGGAACCAATTCAACCTGGAAAGATTTCTGATTGTAAGGAGTTTTTAAAAAAATATGAGAATGTAGAAGGATTTACTGTTTATGGTAATGATAATTACAAAGCACAATATATTTCTGAAACTTATCCAGAAGATGAAATCAAGTTTGATATTAAAAAAATTCGTCTTGTAACAATCGATATTGAGGTTGCTTCTGAAAATGGATTTCCAAATGTATTTGATTGTGCTGAAGAACTTCTAGCAATTACATTACAAAATTACGCAACAAAAAATATTATTTGTTTTGCTTCTCGTCCTTATGTGAATACTCGTAAGGATGTTATGTATGTTGAATGTAGGGATGAAATTGATTTGATTCAGCACTTTCTTGCATTTTGGGAAAGGGAAACTCCTGATGTGATTACAGGTTGGAACTGTGAGTTGTATGATATTCCATATATTGCTGGAAGAATTGATAGAATTCTCGGTGAAAAAGAAGCACGTCGTCTTTCTCCTTGGGGAAATATTCGTAGACGTGAACTTGTAATCAAAGGAAGAGAACAAATCTCTTATGAGGTTTCTGGGATTTCAATTATTGATTATCTTGACCTTTA